TATGCAATAATGTCTATTTAATTTTGTCCACATATATGTAAAACTATTCTTTGTACACACTAATGTAAGAAAGGATAGTTTATGTGGACAAGATTATTAGATATGCTCAAGAGAGTAAACAACAAGATAGTAGAACACCAACAGCGAAGAGTAGCTCACTGGCAGTTGACAAGCATGACCGACAATCAGCTAAGAGATATAGGAATAAGCCGTGGCGACATCATCAAAAAAGTCAACCGTTAATAAGGCAGGTAACTATACTAAGCCTAGTATGCGTAAGCGTTTGTTTTCTTCCATTAAATCTAGCAGCAAAGGTGGAAAGCCTGGACAGTGGAGCGCGAGGAAAGCACAGATGCTTGCAAAACAATACAAAGCAAAAGGTGGAGGATACAAATGAGAAGATACTTTAGGAGGTTATTTAGAGCTATACTTAACTGGAAGTGTCTATGTAACGGAAAGTGTGGATGTGACTGCGGAATGAAAGCGTGATATGGCACTTAAAAAGTCTCAAAAAAGTTTAAAGTCATGGACAAAACAAAAGTGGCGAACTAAAAGTGGGAAGCCTAGTGCTAAAACTGGTGAGCGTTATTTACCTAGTGCGGCTATTAAGTCTCTTAGCCCTGCTGAGTATGCCGCTACATCCAGAGCAAAACGAAAAGGCACTAAGGCAGGTAAGCAGCATGTGGCTCAACCTAAAAAAATTGCAAAGAAAACCAGAGCCTACAGGAAAGTAAAATGACACGAACTTTAAATGAGAAACAAACTAAGTTCCTAGAAGTTCTATTTGAAGAAGCAGGTGGGGATGCTGTTACAGCTAAGAAGTTAGCAGGTTACAGTAACAACACTCCCACTACATCTATAGTGGAAGGTTTAAAGGATGAGATATTTGACGCTACTAAAACGTACATGTCAAGGATTGGACCCAAAGCTGCAGTCGCTTATGGTAGGGCTTTGGACGATCCTACCCAGCTAGGAATAAAAGAAACACTAATGGCTGCAGGTCAGATACTTGATCGTGCAGGTGTCGTAAAAACAGAGAAAGTATCAGTTGAGTCCACAGGAGGTTTGTTTATCTTACCACCTAAAGAGGATACCAATGCAGAATCTGACGAGTGAAAGACCTCTACAATATGAATACTGGACACTGCCTAAAGTACCGTTTAAGGTAAAGCTGTGGCAGAGGATTCCAAAAGTAAGTAAGAATATTCCTTTCGGATATGAGGTAGACCCAGAGGATGAGGATTGGTTAAACCCTATCCCAGAACAGTTAGAACTACTAGAGCTTGCAAAGAAACACGTAAAGCAATATAGTTTGAGACAGGTAGCTGCGTGGCTAACTACACAGTCAGGCAGAAGCATAACACACGATGGGTTAAAGAAAAGGTTAGATGTCGAAAGAAAGCGAAAGAGGATTACTGCGATTAAACGCCAGTATGCCAAGCGGCTCGAAAAAACGTTACGCCAAATCGAAATCCTCGAAAAAGAAAGACCTGGCTCCTACACCTACGAAGAAGATTGAGGCTGCACCAGCGCAAGCAAAGCCACCAGAGTTTGATGTTGAGTATGCACAGAGCGTTGTATTCCAACCAAACCCTGGTCCTCAGACACAATATCTAGCATCATCTGAGCGTGAGGTACTATATGGTGGGGCAGCTGGAGGTGGAAAGAGCTATGCGACACTAGCTGATCCGTTACGAAACCTAAACAGTCCAGACTTTAGTGGACTACTTGTACGACACACAACAGAAGAACTTAGGGAACTTATACAGAAAAGCCAAGAGTTATACCCTAAAGCAATACCTAACATAAAGTGGTCTGAGCGTAAGTCGCAGTGGACTACACCAAGAGGCGGCACACTTTGGATGTCGTACTTGGATAGAGATACAGACGTAATGCGCTACCAAGGTCAGGCGTTTAATTACGTAGCATTTGACGAGTTAACACAGTGGAATAGTCCTTACTCGTGGAACTACATGAGATCCCGATTACGTAGTGCAAACAAAGACTTAGGTCTGTATATGAGAGCAACTACAAACCCAGGCGGTCCAGGTCACTCTTGGGTTAAGAAGATGTTCATTGACCCAGCAAAGCCTAACACGCCATTCTGGGCAACGGACATAGAGACTAGTGAGGTTCTGAAGTTTCCACAAGGGCATAGCAAATCTGGTCAACCCCTATTCAAACGAAGGTTCATACCTGCTAGTCTCTTTGATAATCCTTATTTAGCTGAGAGTGGTGACTACGAAGCCATGCTTCTATCACTGCCAGAGCATCAAAGAAAGCAACTACTAGAAGGGAACTGGGATGTAAACGAGGGAGCAGCATTTCCTGAGTTTAACAGAAAAATACACGTAGTAGAACCTTACGACATACCTAAGAACTGGGCAAGGTTCAGGGCATGTGACTACGGCTACGGAAGTTACACAGGAGTTGTTTGGTTGGCAGTAAGTCCAAGCGAACAGCTAATAGTATACAGAGAGTTATACTGTTCAAGAGTTACAGCAATAGATTTAGCGGATATGATATTAGATGCAGAACAAGATGACAATATCAGATACGGTGTGTTGGATAGCTCCCTGTGGCATAAACGTGGAGACACTGGCCCTTCTTTGGCTGAACAGATGAATCAGAAAGGCTTGCGTTGGAGGCCATCTGATAGATCAAAAGGTTCAAGGGTGGCAGGTAAAAACGAGCTTCACCACCGTTTGCAAGTAGACGAGTTTACTGAGGAGCCAAGACTAGTGTTCTTCTCTACTTGCAACAATATGATAGCTCAACTACCTGGCATACCTCTAGACAAGAAGAACCCTGAAGACGTAGATACAAACGCAGAAGACCACTTGTATGACGCTCTTAGGTATGGTATAATGACAAGACCACGTAGTTCTTTATGGGATTATAACCCCATGTCACACAGGACAGGCTTTCAAGCATCTGACCCAACATTCGGATATTAAATAATATGGCTACAGAAAACGAACAAGGTGAACTATTTGAGACAGACGAAGTATCTGTCATCCAAGAAACAGACGATCTAGATGCACAAGGTGTTGTCGCTTTCGTTACCTCTAAGTTTAGCAGAGCAGAAGACGCTAGGTTTGCAGATGAGAATAGGTGGCTACGTGCCTATAGAAACTATCGTGGTTTGTACAATACAGACGTACAGTTTACTGAAACTGAAAAGTCTCGTGTATTTATTAAGGTTACTAAAACTAAAACACTAGCTGCCTACGGTCAGATTGTAGATGTTTTATTTGGTAGCTCTCGTTTCCCCCTTACAGTCAATCCTACAACACTACCAGAAGGTGTAGCTGAGTCTATGCACATCAGCATTAACCCTCAGACTGAACAAGCACAAGATCAGTTAGAGGATGCCTTTGGTAAAAAACCCCCAGTTACATTACTGTTTGATCCTGACGAAAAACTAAAACCTGGCGAAACTATGTATGATCGTATGAAGCGCATGGGTCCAATAGAGGACACACTAGAGTATGCTTCAGATAAGATAATAGAGGGTCCAGGCACAACACAAGACACAGTTACTTTCCATCCTGCTATGATTGCAGCTAAGAAGATGGAAAAGAAAATACATGATCAGTTAGAAGAAAGTGGCGCTAATAAACAACTGCGCCACACTTCGTTTGAGATGGCGTTGTTTGGCACAGGGATTATGAAAGGTCCGTTTGCTATAGACAAAGAGTATTCTAACTGGAATGAAGACGGTGAGTATGACCCAACAATAAAGACTGTACCATCTACAAGTCACGTATCTATTTGGAACTTCTATCCTGATCCAGATGCGTACAACATGGATGAAGCAGAGTATGTAGTAGAGCGACATCGTATGACACGCTCACAAATGCGTGGCTTAAAGTCTAGACCTTTCTTCAGAGAAGAATCTATTAACGAAGCAATAGACTTAGGCGAGTCCTACGAAAAGAAATACTGGGAACAAGACATGGAGGACGATGCACAGTATAGCAACGCTCCATACAGATATGAAGTCCTAGAGTTTTGGGGCTATGTAGACACATCTATACTAGAAGATCACGGTGTTGTAATACCAAAAGATTTAAAAGACTCAGAGCAGTTAAGTGTAAACGCTTGGGTGTGTAACGGCAAAGTATTACGTTTAGTTCTTAACCCATTTAAGCCAGCACGTATACCTTACTACGCTGTACCGTATGAGCTAAACCCATACTCATTCTTTGGTGTAGGTATTGCAGAAAACATGGACGATACGCAAACTTTGATGAATGGTTTCATGCGTATGGCTATTGACAATGCTGCACTATCTGGTAATCTTATAATTGAAGTAGATGAAACTAACTTAGTTCCAGGTCAAGACCTGAGTGTGTATCCTGGCAAAGTGTTCCGTAGACAGGGCGGTGCTCCTGGTCAAGGTATCTTTGGCACTAAGTTTCCAAACGTTGCTGCAGAAAACATGCAGCTATTTGATAAGGCAAGGGTATTAGCAGATGAATCAACTGGCTTTCCATCTTTCGCTCATGGTCAAACAGGCATACAGGGTGTGGGCCGTACTGCTAGTGGTATTTCCATGCTTATGTCTGCTGCCAACGGTAGTATACGGAATGTAGTTAAGAACGTAGATGACTATCTTATTGCACCTATGGGCAAAGCATTCTTTGCATTTAACATGCAGTTTGACTACGATGAAGGTATCAAAGGTGATCTAGAAGTAAAGGCACAAGGTACAGAAAGTCTAATGGCTAACGAGGTACGCTCTCAGCGCCTCATGCAGTTCTTAGGTGTAGCTTCTAATCCTATGCTACAGCCGTTTGTAAAGTCAGATTACATCATTCGTGAGATAGCTAAGAGCATGGACTTAGATCCTGATAAAGTAACTAACTCACTTGGTGACGCAGCTATACAAGCTGAGATACTCAAGAAGTTTGCTGCACCACCAGAACCACCTGAAGGGATAGCTCCACTTGAAACACCTGAACAAGAAGGGCAGCAACCTGCTCCAACACCACCAGCAGGTACAGGAGTACAAGATACTACAGGTGCAGGTGGAGGAACCATAGGCACAGGTACAGTTCCAACGCCAGGTGAGCAAGGGTTCACAGGTACATGATAGTAAAAAAGCTAGTAAACGACAAGCCTCTATGGGATGGGTTTGTTGATGTACTTAATGAAAAGATAGAGGTAGCACAGCGTAAACTAGAACAGGAGACATCTATAGAAGGTGTGTATCGTGCTCAAGGTGAGATAGCTGCTCTAAGAAGATTGACATTTTTAAGGGATGAAATAAATGGCAGAGACTGACGCACCAATGTTTCAATCTACACGTTCTATGAAACGTGAGATGGATGAGATACTCAGTGAGAAACAAGACCCTGTAAGTGGTAACATAGCACCTGTTGGAGCCACACCAGAAGAAGTCAGAGATGATATACCTATCATGGCAAGCCCTAACGAGTTTATGATAGATGCTGCTACTAGACGTTATTACGGCACAGCGTTCTTTGAAGGTTTACAAGATGCAGCTAAACAAGGTTTTGAACGTATCAAAAAAGGTGAAGAGTCTTTCTTTAGAGATGACGAGCTAGAAGTAGAAGAGGCTGCAGAGAAAGTTACATCAGGTGAATCGCCACAACAAATGCAAGAGGGTGGCGAAATACAAAAGCTATCAAATGGTGGTGAAGTAGATGAAGTGCCAGGATCAGGCACAAAAATACCTCCTCCTATGGGTGGTGGCTACGGTGGCTACGGTGGAGCAAAAAGATTTGTAGGTTATGAGTATAAGACTTACGTACATCCTACAAAACCAGAACTACAAATAGTATTTTTTAATGGTAGACCACTTAGCCCTATACCTGAAGGTTACGTTCTAAAAGGTCAAGAAGTAGTAGAGGCAATAGAACAAGTAACACCGTCTGATAATGATAGTGATCCACCTGAACCACCTAAGACATGGGCTAATACTCCAATTGAAGAATGGGAAAAAGAGGGGCGTGGAACTAAACTTTGGCAAGATTATGCTAATAGAAAAGGCGTAGGAGTAAATGCAATAGATAAATTTTTTGCTGGGGCTGCTGCAGTTGCTATAACTGGGCCTGGCGTACTATATTCTGGACCTACTTTAATTAATAAGATGGAATCTGAGGCTGCTAAAAAAGCACAGTCAATACTTAAAGCAGCACAAGGTAAACTTAAAGATACTAGCTTGTCTGCTGAAGAAAGAGATATATATCAAAAAGCTTTAGATAAAGCAAAAGCAGAAATAGATTATTTTAAAAACAAAAAACCGTTTAGCATTCAAAACTTTTTTGGTATAGGAAAGGAAAAAGAAGAAACTATAATAAAACCGCAAGTAATCACAGTACCAGATGACGGTTCTGCTCCTGCAGGTACTGATCCAGGTTTTGTTAACGAGGAAGGGCAGATAATTAAACCCCCCGAAAAACCACCTACACCACCTGACTTTGTAGATAAGTATGCAGCAGATGACGATGACCCTTTTGAAGAAATATCTTAATAAATCCATATAACAATAAGGCTACCCAGCTACGGCTGGCCCCAACATAAGGAGAAACTAAATGCCAGAACTAACAGAAGTGGAAACACCAAAGAATGCAGGATTTGTACAAAACAAGTCAACCCTCACAGCTAATAGAAAACGAATAGAGCAGGATGAGGCAGAACTTAAAGCCCTCATGGAGGGAAGAACAGAAAGTCCTACCGAAGAAGAAAGTACCGAAAAGAAAGAGGCCGATACAGAAGCTAAAGAAGAAACGCTATCTGCTGAAGAAAGAACGTATAAGAAACGGTACAGCGATTTACGCAAGCACTTAAACAAACAGTCTGAAGAAATAAAAGAACTAAAAGCTCAGATGGAAAATGCTGCTAAAGGCGATATACGTCCACCTAAATCAGATGAAGAGATAGATGCGTGGGCTAAAAAGTATCCAGAGATAGCAAGCATTGTAGAAACAAAAGCTGCTAAGATAGCTGAAGAAAAGTTTGCAAAGGCAGACAAGAGGCTGCAAGAGATAGATCAACTTAATGCAGAAACCCAACGCACTAAATCAGAAAATGCTATAAGAAAAATACACCCTGACTTTGATGAGTTACGTGAAAGCGATGACTTTCATAACTGGGCAGGGGAGCAACCCAAGTGGGTACAAGACGCTCTGTACGAAAATCAAGACGATCCAAGATCAGTTGTACGTGTTATTGACCTGTTTAAGGTTGACAACGGCATGGACATCAAGTCTAAAAAAAGAACAACTAAAGAAGCAGCATCACAAGTCAAGACAAAAAGAACAACTAAGATTGACGGTGAAGGTGTATCAGGACAGATTCTAGAGTCACAAGTACAGAAAATGTCTGCTAAAGAATACGAAGCAAGGTCAGACGATATCATGGAAGCTATACGATCAGGTAAGTTTGTATATGATATTTCTGGTGGTGCACGATAAAAAACTATTGACATAGTAGATTAAGTATATATAACTATGTTTATGAAGTAAAAGCATAAAGCCCTATTATTAGCTACCTTTGTGCTTTTCTTAACTAAGCCCAACTACTAAGTAAGACCTACCTAGTTAAGTATAGGCCCGATGCTGTACACAAAGGCCAAAGTGTATGGTACTCGCACCCTAGAACTACTAGCCTCTTTCAAAGTGTTAGCTTACTAACTTAAGCCAAACATCTAATGGAGGATTTTATCATGGCTTTTTCATCAGCGTCAGGTTACGGCAATTTACCTAATGGTAATTTTAGCCCAGTAATCTACTCCAAACAGGTACAGCTTGCTTTCCGCAAGAGTACTGTTGTAGGAGAAATAACTAACTCCGATTATTTCGGAGAGATAAGCGCACAGGGGGATACGGTTCAGATTATCAAAGAACCTGAAATCTCAGTGCAAGCTTATACTCGTGGCACAACTGTCACAGCACAAGATTTAGACGATGAGGACTTTCAGTTAACTATTGACAAAGCGAACTACTTTGCTTTTAAGATGGATGACATTGAGGAAGCCCACTCACACGTTAACTTTATGCAACTTGCAACAGATCGTGCAGCATATCGTCTAAAAGATCAGTATGATCAAGACGTACTTGGATACCTTTGTGGTTTCAAACAGTCGGCACTACATGGATCACCAGATACAGCTAACACAACCGTAAATGGTTCTAAGTCTGTTATCACTGCTGGTTCAGACGAACTTCTTTCTTCAATGAAGTTAAAGAAGGGTGACTTCGGTAACATCACAACTTCAAGTGCAGGGGAACATTCTATCCCACTAACTGCACGTATGCCAGGTGCAACCTCACTACCAACAGCAACAGCTTCACCAGCAATGGTTGTAGCTCGTATGGCTCGTTTGCTAGATCAACAACAAGTTGATACAGATGGCAGATGGCTGGTTGTTGACCCCGTGTTCATGGAACTCTTGCGCGATGAAGACTCACGCTTAATGAACTCTGACTACGGTGAGGCTGGTGGTCTTCGCAACGGTCTTGTTGTAAACAACTTTCACGGCTTCCGTATGTACGTGTCCTCAAACCTACCTGCAGTAGGAACAGGGCCAGGCACATCTGGATCAGCAAACCAAAACGCAAATTTTGGTGTGATCGTTGGTGGACATGACTCAGCAGTAGCAACTGCAGAGCAGATCAACAAAACAGAATCATATCGTGACCCTGACAGCTTTGCTGACATTGTTCGTGGTATGCACCTATATGGTAGAAAGATTCTTCGTCCAGAAGGTCTTGTAACAGCTAAGTATAACGCAGCGTAAGAAGGGAGACTGAACAATGGCTACTATTTCAATGAGCACGAACTCAGCCTCTACTTCCAACAATGGCGGTACTGGCAATAAGCAGCTTCGTGGCAGCTTAGTTACTCTGCAGAACGACATCGATCTTGCAGATGCTATATTACAAAACGGTGGTACTGCACTAGCAGCCAATGATATCATTGAGGCTATTGCTGTTCCTGCAAACACTTTGATCCTACATGCAGGTTTCAAAGTTCAAACTGCAATGGAAGGTACTACTACAGACTCTGCGATCCACGTTGGTATCACAGGAACAGACGTAGACATTTTTGCTGCGTCATTTGACCTAGACGGTGCATCAGCAGGTGCTCACACTCCTGCTATTACATCTTCAGGTGTATGTTCCAACTTACCAGTGTTCACTGCATCAGCAGACACTATTGACGTAGAGATTCATGCGTCAAGTGGAACTATCACTGGCGGTATTATCCGTGTATACGCTGTATGCGTAATCATGGATGATGTCTCAGGATCAAGTTCTGCTAATGAGGTAGATCGTGATCTACTAGCATAATACTTTGGGGGCTGGGCAACTGGCCCCCTTATCACATATTGGGAAGTACTTATGGCAGAAACATTTCTTACACTGACAAACAAAACACTAGTTAGGATGAATGAGGTAGAACTTACATCTTCTAACTTTGCAAGTCCAAGAGGCGTACAGACACAGTGTCAGAATGCTGTCAATGAATCTATAAGATATATTAATCAGAGAGAGTTTGCTTATCCTTTTAACCACGCATCAAACTCTTCTACACTTACGCCAGGTGTTGCTAAGTACACTGTGCCAACAAGCACAAAGTATATAGATTACAACACAGCAAGAATAAAAAAAGATGAAGATTTAGCTTCAGCAGGTAACAGCCTGACTAAACTAAACTACAACGAATACATATCAAGAGATTACGCTGTACAAGAGGATGACGTTGCATCTACAACTATCAATGCATCTGATGGCTTGTCTGCAGCAGTAACAACAATAACTGTCGCAGATACCTCTGACTTTGATGCCACAGGCACTTTGTTTATAGGTGGCGAACAAATAACTTACACAGGTATAACAGGTAACGATTTCACAGGATGTACTAGAGGCGCAAACGATACAACAGCAGCAGCGATTGCAAACAGCACAACAGTTACACAGTTTTCAAAAGGTGGTATCCCTAGATTTATAGTGCGTACTCCAGATAACAATTATATACTGTACCCTTTCCCTGATAAACAATATACATTAGTCTTTGATTACTTTACATTTCCCTCTGACTTATCTGCATCTACAGATACAACCACAATACCTGACAGGTTTGCAAGTGTTGTAGTAGACGGTGCAGTAGCTTACGTGTATCAGTATCGTGGAGAGATACAACAATACCAAGTAAACTTTGAACGATTTCAACAAGGCATAAAGAATATGCAAACACTTGTAATAAACAAATACGACTACGTAAGATCTACATTAATGGGCGGTGCTACAACAACGTATAATCCTGTACTAAGAGTATCTTAAAATGCCAGATACATCAACATTACAACCAGCAGCTTTTAACTGTGAGGGTGGGCTAGTTCTAAACAGGTCCACCTTTCTTATGCAGCCAGGTGAAGCTTTAGTTTTAGAAAACTTTGAGCCTGATGTTGAGGGTGGGTATAGACGTATAAACGGTTTTCGTAAGTTTGTTAATCAGATAGTACCACAAACATCTAGCTCTACAGAAAAAGTTTTGATGACAGCTAGGTTTGCTAACAGAGTTGTTGCAGCTAGAGGCGAAAGAATATACAGTGCTAGCTCTACAGAGTTGTCACAAAAAATAGTATCAACAACTGCTATGTCAGGATCAGGCACACTAAACGTAGACTCCACTGCAGGTTTTGCATCTAGCGGTACACTATTAATAAACAGTGAGGAGTTTACTTACACAGGCATAACTAGTACAACCTTTACTGGTGTTACTAGATCTACATCAAGCACGACTGCAGCTAACCACGCAATAGACGATGCAGTGTCAGAGAACTGGACACAAAGAGATACAGGTAGAACTAGCGCAGACAAGTACGACTTTGAAAGATTTAACTTTGATGGTAATGAAAAACTAATATGTGTAGATGGTGCTAACGCTCCTGTTATATTCAACTCATCTATGGCTGCAACAGACGTAAGTGAAAGCACTGTAGCTGGATCAAAGTTTATCGCTGCATTTAGAAACCACATGTTTTATGCAGGTAAGTCATCAACACCATCAACTCTAGTTTTTAGTGAGCCGTTTGATGAGGATGGATTTGACTCAGCAGATGGTGCTGGCAGTATTAATGTAGATGATACAATAGTAGGGCTAAAGGTTTTTCGTGATAACTTATTTATATTTTGTGAAAATAGAATATTTAAACTGACAGGATCTGCCCTAGCTAACTTTGCTGTAGAACCTGTAACTAGAAACATAGGTTGTGTAAACGGTAACACTATCCAAGAGTTTGCAGGTGATCTAATATTTCTTGGACCTGATGGTTTACGAACTGTTGCTGGTACTGCTAGGATTGGTGACGTTGAACTAGGTACAATATCTAAGAACGTACAATCTCTGTTTGACGAAAACATAACAGACTCTAGTCTTTTTGAAAGTGTAGTTATACCAGACAAGACACAGTACAGAATATTTTTTACTAAAGACACAGTGTCACAGAAAAGAACTAAAGGTGTTATATGTGTTATGAAGGGCGATGGCTTTGAGTTTGCTGAAGCTTTAGGTATTAAGCCATCTTGTTCTGATACACACGTAGAAGCAGGAAATGTTATAGTTCTTCACGGTACCTTTGACGGTTACGTACAGCGACAAGAAAAAGGTAACAGCTTTGATGGCACAGCTATATTAGGCAGATACAGAAGTCCAGACTTAAACTTTGGAGATGTAGGTGTAAGAAAAACAATGCACAGAGTTATTCTTAACTACAAGCCTGAAGCTAACATCAGTGCAGATTTACTTTTAAGATACGACAACGACAGCGTGGGTGCATCAAGACCTGCAGCTTACAGTTTAACCACCTCCACGGTAGGAGCGCAATATGGTACTGCTGTTTATAGTACCTCTTCTTCTACTACACAGTTTGTTTACGGTGGCGGTTCACAGCCTCTAGTTCGACAGCCTGTAGAAGGTTCAGGTTTTACTGTTGCACTAAAGGTAGATGATAGTGGTGAATCGCCACCATACTCACTAAAGGGATTTCAATTAGAATATCAAGTAGGAGCTAGACGCTAATGGGTGCTACATACACAAGACAGTCCACGTATACAGAGGGTGACATAATCCAAGCATCAGACACGAATGACGAGTTTGATCAGCTTCTTGCCGCCTTTGCTGCTAGTACAGGACATACACACGATGGTACAACTGGAGAAGGTGGACCTATAACTACACTTGCAGGGCATGGGATTACTATAGGTTTAGGCACAGCAGGAACAGACATTACCTTAACGTTTGATGGCGAGTCAAATGACGGTGTACTAAAATGGATGGAGGACGAGGACTACTTTGAGTTTTCTGATGATATACTGGTTGCTTCGTCAGAAAAGCTCCAGTTTCGTGATACTGCTCTTTATATTAACTCTAGTACTGATGGTCAGCTTGATATTGTTGCTGATACTTTGGTTCAAGTTGCCACTGCTGCATTTACTGTGGACGCAAGTGGAGACATTACTTTAGACGCAGGTGGAGCAGACGTTGTACTAAAAGATGATGGAACCACGTTTGGTAGTCTAACTAACAGCAGTGGTGAGCTTGTAATAAAGTCTGGATCAACACCGACAGCAGCATTGACATTTAGCGGTGCTAATATTACTGCAGAGGGTAACTTAACTGTAGATGGTAACTTAGATGTAACAGGTACGTTTGATCTTAGTGATTCCAACTTCACCAACGCAGGTAACATACAACTAGACAGTATCTCTGGAGATGCAGATACTAACACAAGTATTACGTTTAGCGGATCAGATGTAATCACAGTTGCGACAGGTGGCACTACATCTTTTACTGTAGATGCAAGTCAAAACATTTTGATGAACGCTGCACAGAAAGTACAGTTTAGAGATACTGCACTTACTATCCACTCCAGCGCAGACGGTCAACTAGATATCAATGCTGATACTGAGCTTGAGATAACTGCACCTACTGTTGACATCAATGCTAGTAGCGGAGTAGACATTAGTGCTAACTTGACTGTTGGTGGTTCTACTACACTTGGAGCTACATCTTTTGGAGATGCCAATATTACAAATGTAGGTAGTATTGCTCTTGACACCATCACTAACGATGGAACTGATATCACGTTAGACTCAAGTGGTGACATCATATTAGATGCTGCTGGCAATGAGGTATTTTTTAAATCTTCTGGAACATCAATACTTGAGTTTAAACACGATTCTGGTGATGCAGTATTTACAGTAAGCACAGCAGACAAAAACTTTACTATCAAAGGTACAGATAGTTCTAGTGCTATTACTGCTCTTGACATTGATATGGCTCTTGCAGGTAAGGCTACGTTTAACGGGGATGTAGTTGTAGGTGGAGATCTCACTATAAGTGGTGATGACCTTGTAATGGGTACTAACACTTCAGGACATCTTCTCATAGCAGATGGTACAAACTTTAATCCTACTGCTGTGGGTGATTTATCTGAGATTAGTACAGTAGCTAACGATGACGTGTTCCTTGCTGTAGATACATCTGGTGGCGGTCTTAAAAAGATTACACGTAGCACCATAATATCAGGTCTTGCTGTTACTGGTGCAGCCATAGCTAACGTAGTAGAAGACACTACACCACAGCTAGGTGGTTCTCTTGATGTTAACGGAGAGGACATTGTATCTGTATCAAACGGTAACATTACTATCACACCAAACGGTTCAGGTGTTCTTAGAATAGATGGCTCTAACGGTATTGATATGCAGTCAGGCGCTATCTCTATAAAAAACAGTGGTGCTGAATCTTACATTAGGTTTTACTGTGAGTCTAGCAACGCACACTATACACAACTACAAGCAGCCCCACACTCTGCATACTCAGGGAACGTAACTGTAGTTTTACCTGCCAGTGCTGATACATTAGTTGGTAAAGCCACAACAGACACGCTAACAAATAAAACCTTTGGTGACAATGTAAGCTTCGGTGATAACAACATCACTAACGTTGGTGACATTGCATTAGACTCTATTAGTGCTGATGCTACAGATATTAACGTAGCTGTTACTGATAACTCTGCTACTGCATTTACAATCAAACAAGGTTCTGACAACTACCTTGTAATTGACACAGGTAACAGTAGTGAGTCTGTTGCTATTGGTACAGGTGTATCTGGCACAGCTATTACACTAGGACACAGCACCTCAGAGGTTACAGTAGCAGACAACCTAACAGTTACAGGTAACTTAACTGTATCAGGTACAACCACAACAGTGAACTCTACAACTGTAAATCTTAACGATCACAATATTGTTCTTGACAGTGGTAACAGTACCTCTGCTGTAATCAACGGTGCAGGTATTACAATAGAAGGTGGTAGTGGTGATGACGCTACATTTACATACAACACCACAGGTCCAAAGTTTGAGTTGAAGCTAGGTTCTAGCCATGAAGACTTACAGGTTGACCAGCTTATAGCAGCCTCTTTAGATATTTCTGGTGATGTAGATGTAGACGGTACACTTGAAGCAGATGCAATTACAGTAAACGGAACTGCTCTTAATACAGTCATAGCAGGTGTTACTGTCACTGATGCGACAAACTCTGCACATGTTCTTGTTACAGACAATGAAAATACAAACGAAGATAACTTAATTACATTTGTAGAAAATGCTACATCTAGCACAGGTAATGTCGGCTTGGAGATGGATGGAGATCTAACCTACAATCCAAGCACAGGTAACTTGACAACAACAAAAGTTACAGCTAACGGTGGTGTAATTGTTGACAACATAACTATTGATGGCACAGAGATTGATCTTAGCTCTGGAGACTTGACAGTTGATGTAGCTGGTGATATAATACTAGACGCAGGTGGTGGTGATATAAAGTTTGCTGCTGCAGGTACAGAGATACTCAGTGTCACTAACTCATCTAGTGATGTAATTATTAAACCTATCGTGGATACTAAAGATATAATCTTTCAACAACGAGATGGTACAGAGGTAGCTAGGGTAGAGGACAATGGTACGTTTAACGTTGTCACAGATAAACTAGCAATAAACGGAACTGCTGTAACTGCCACTGCAGCAGAACTAAACTTGATAGATGGTGGTACTTCTGTTGGTGGTTCAATAACACTAGCAGACGCTGATGGTTTTATAGTTAACGATAATGGAACAATGAAGACTATTCCAGCATCAGATGTAAAAACGTATGCTAGCGGTAGCTCTGCTACTAAAGGATTTGCTATTGCTATGGCAATAGTATTTGGATAAAAAGGAAAAGGTAAATGGCAACTCCAAATATAATTAATGTAGCAACTATTACACCAAAGGTGGCAGTTGGTGCAGTGACAACAAGTAGAGCAGACATCGTTGATGTACCTGCAGAAAACTGTGCAAAGATAAACACACTAATGATATCAAACATAGATGGTACAAATGCTGCTGATATTACTGTTGAGGTAAGTGTAGACAACGGATCAAACTATGTTAAGATAGCTAACACAATATCTGTACCTGCTGATGCAACTCTAGTTGTTGTAGGTAAAGACAACGGATTTTATTTAGACGAGACAGATCTACTCGCTGTTACAGCTTCTGCTAACAGTGACCTAACATACTTGGTTAGTTACGAACTTCTAGTAGACTAAAGGTAATTAATAATGCCCAGATACAACGGTGGTTTTATAGGCACTGATGGACCAGATGCACCTGATCCACCTACAGGTGTTACTGTTGGTGGTGGTGCTGATGGCATAGCTAGTATTAGTTTTACTGCTCCTACAGATACAGGCACATCTGCTATTACAGGTTTTGTTGCTACATCTAGCACTGGTGTAGGTGCTACAGGCACGTCTTCTCCTATTAGTGTTACAGGTCTTACATTAGGTACTGCTACAACATTTAGAGCTTATGCAGTTAATGCTTACGGTACGTCTGCTGCTAGTGATGCAACTGATAGTATTACACCTGCCGCTTCTAGAGGTGTTTGGGCAGGAGGTGCTAATGGTCCATCAGATGTAATGCAATATATTACTATAGCTACAACAGGTAATACTACAGATTTTGGCGATTTAACTGTTGCAAGAGGTGATACTGCAACAGGTGCGAGTAGTACTAGGATGGTTGTTGCAGGTGGTAATAATAATAGTAATCAAAGTAACGTAACAGATTATATTACTATAGCTACAACTGGTAATGCTACTGATTTTGGAGATACACTTACTGAAAAAAGACTGTTTAATGGAGGACTGTCTAATAGTACACGTTTTGTAATGGCAGGTGGAGAGGATGGAGATGGCGCTGCACAAAATGTAATACAATATTTTACTATAGCTACAACAGGTAACGCTACTGATTTTGGAGATCTTTTAGCTACTAGTTATGGTGCAAACGGTGCTGCTTCTACTACTCGTGGTGTTTGGATGGGTGGGCTAAACGGAACAAATGTAATACAGTATGTTACTATAGGTACAACTGGTAATGCTATTGATTTTGGTGATTTAGTTTCTACAAGAAGTGGTGGTGGGTCAGTTTCTTCAGGTACTAGAGCAGTAACAGGTGGCACAATAGTAAACTCACAAGATTTAATGGACTATATTACTATAGCTACAACAGGTAACGGAACTGACTTTGGTAATTTGAGTGTTGGTAGAGGAAAATGTGGGGCTTTGGGCAGTACTACTAGAGGAGTATGGGGTGGTGGTGAAATTGACTCAACAGGTGCAAAACAAGATGTAATGGACTATATTACGATAGCTTCTACTGGTAACGCCTCAGACTTTGGTGATTTAGCCTCTGCTCTTGAAAGAGTTGTTGGTATGTCTAACGGACATGGAGGACTTTAAGTATGCCTAACTTTAATGGCGTGTGGTCACTCACAACATTTTTACAGTACAGAGATGATGTTCCTAGATTTGTTGATGAACGTGCTCTTTTCGCAGGTGGCTATACTTCAAGTAGATCTAACATAATAGATTATATAGATTTAAAATCAACAGGTAACGCCACAGATTTTGGTGATTTAACAGATAATTGTATGAGAGGTTCCTCGTGTAGCTCTGCTACCAGAGCAGTAAATAGTTTAGGTCAAGCTGATGCATCTAGTAACTCTAATGTTTTAGATTTTGTTGAAATATTTACAACAGGTAACGCTACAGACTTTGGTGATTTAACCACAGGTAGAAAGTTTAATACAGCACTTGCTAGTGCAACTAGAGGTATTTTTGCAGGAGGAAATCAAACTAACATTATAGACTACATAACCATAGCTTCTGCAGGTAATGCCACAGACTTTGGTGATTTAGTAGGAACTTTTAATGATGGATTTGGAGGTTTGGCTTCCCCTACAAGAGGAGTTATGGCAGGAGGGCAATCTAACACTGCAGGGGTAGGCGATTATTCTGATGTCATACAATATATCACTATAGCCTCTACAGGCGATGCCTCTGACTTTGGAGATCTTACAGATGGGAGAAACTCAAACACTGCTGCTTCAAATAGCACTAGAGGTTTAATCGCAGGTGGAAATGCACAAAGCCCATCTTATTCTCCTATCATAGACTACATAACTATTGCAAGCACAGGTAACGCTACAGACTTTGGTGATTTGTCAGTAGATAGAAGAAGTTTAGGTGGTGCAGGTGGCTTAACAAGAGCAGTATTTGCAGGAGGTTCTTCTTCTGGTGATAGCACCGAAGATACAATAGACTTTGTAACAATAGCTACAACAGGTAACGCTTCTGATTTTGGCAATCTAACTTCAGGTAGATATGATCCAGGTCAAGGGGCATCATCTTCTCATGGGGGTTTGGGTTTATGACAACTAGAGACTTCACAGCTAACGTTATATCTGCTACTAAAGTAGTGCCTGATGGTAAACTTGTAAGTAGTGCAGCTTCTGGTGTGTGGACTTTAGACGAACACTATGATTTAGTTAAAGGTGATAACTGGCCTAATGCAGCTAACTTAGCTCCAAGAGCTTTGTTTGGTGCTATAAATCAAGATAACATTGAAAAAATAGAAATAGGTACAACAGGAAACTCTACAGATTATGGGGATCTAAGTGTCGGTAGATACCTTTTAGGTTCTTGTAGCTCTACAACTAGAGCAATTTTTTGTGGTGGACAGTCTAGTAATGTAATAGATTATGTTGAGTTTGCAAGTGCAGGTAATGCTTCAGACTTTGGTGATCTTGGTAATACTGCTGCAGGATGTGTTGCGACAAGCAACTCCACAAGAGGTATTATAACTAGATTAGATGATATATTTTATATTACCATAGCTACCACAGGTAACTCTTCTACTTTTGGTACAAGTGATGGTGACAGGGCATACTGTGGAATGTGTGCAAACGACACAAGAGCCGTATTTGCAGGTGGCACATCTAGAGAGCAAACAATGGACTATGTAACCATAGCAACTACAGGTAATGGTGTAGACTTTGGTAGTTGTAGTGGTCTATATGAACGTTTAGGTAATGGATCTGTTGCTAGTGCAACAAGGGGTATATTTGGGGGAGGTTACAGTTCTACTACTGGTGGCGTTACGGATAGAATATCTTATATAACTATTGCAAGCACAGGCAATACTACGGACTTTGGAGATTTAGCTGTTGCAAAAAGTGGACAAGCGTCTGCCTCAAGTCTAGTTAGAGGAACTTTTGCAGGTGGTGCATCTGCTTCAGCAAAACTAAATGTAATTGAATATATAACAATAGGTACAACAGGTAATACTACGGACTTTGGTGATCTATCTATTGCAGAGGCTGATGGTGTTGCAGGGTGTTCTAACGCTCATGGCGGTTTACAATAAGGAAAAACTAAAAACATGTTAAAAGATTTATCAAAAACTTACAACGAGGATCAGACACAACTGGTCACACAAGACATAGACATTCAGCTACCAATGTCAAAGCCTGAATACAAATCTATGTTGGCTAACATAAAAGATCATGCTCCTGCTATACGACAGGCATCAAGTAACTTCTACAAGTCTCACTCACAGATGATGAGTGTAACACTGGACGTTACAGCTATCACACCTATACGTTCTATCAAGCACAGTCTAGCTGAGATAGAAAAAACTAAAGCTGCACTACAAGAGTCTTACTTTAAAATGAAGAAGGACGAAGTAAAACTAAAGAAGCTAGAACGTAAGCTACTAGATGAGACTGATCCACTAGAGCAAGAGATGTTAGAGATTAAGATAACAGAGAAGCAAGCTCAAGCTGCAAGCTCTCGTGGTTATGTTGAAGGTGCAGTACGTAAGCTAAACTTCTTTACGAACCAGTACGATAACCTAATGGAGAAGATAGGTAAAGAAGAACTAACAGAAGAAGACTACGAGCTAGAAGAAATTAAGTACCACATTATGACCTGCATGAAGCAAGCACTCAACAGTGCAAGACCACGTAACGGTGTCATTGATGAAGGTAACATGATTTACTTGTTTGACTTAGGTATCAATGCAGCACAGGCACAGGCTGAAGTGTTTTCGTATCTTAACTGGGAAAACGAACTAGTAAAAGATGGTAAAGCACCAGAGCATTACCACACAGTGCAGTGGCTAGAAGCTTGTGCAGATAAGTGGGCGCACTGCCCAGGTGACTTTGCTAACAGTCGTGGATTTAACATACTAGATAAAACATCTTTAACAAACACACCACAGTTAGAGGATAAGACAGATGGCTGACATTACACCAGAGCAACTAGAGGATATGCTAGATCGTGCCGCTAAGAAAGGTGCGAGTGAAGCTCTGCGTGAACTTGGTCTACAGGATCAAGATGCAGCTAACGACATAAGAGACATGCGTGGTTTGTTAGAGGCATGGAGATACACTAAGAAAAGCATATGGGCTACAACAGTAAAGATGGGAACCGTAGCCGTACTAACATTCTTAGCTACAGCAGTTTGGATGACGTTTAAATAATACATACCAAGGGTAGGGAGAGGACTCGTGGACCCAGTTACCATTATCGGTGGTGCGACTGTTGCGTTTAATGCGCTAAAGAAAGGCTTTCAAGTAGGCAAGGATCTACAAGATATGTCAGGACAGTTGACCCAATGGGCAGGTTGCATGAGTGATCTGTCCTACGCTGAACAGAAAAACAAGAACCCTCCTTGGTGGAAAGCACTTAATGGTGGATCTGTTGAAGCTGAAGCTCTAGAGATATTTACGGCTAAGAAAAAAGCAGAGTCTATGAGAAAAGAGCTAAAGGATTGGATTAGTTTCAGCATGGGGCCATCTGCATGGGATGAGCTTGTGGCTACTGAGGGTAAGATACGTAAACAAAAGAAAGATCAAGAGTATCGTAAAGCAGAGATACAAGAAGCAATAGTTACTTGGACTCTTTCAATACTGATAATACTAACTGGGGCAGGAATGCTAGGTTTCATAATATACATGGTGACATAAATGGCTAAGTTCAAAGGTTTTACAAATCAACAAACACATCAACTGCTGAGTGAGCTTGGCTATGATGGTCCTGTAGATACAGAGATGATGGATGCTTTTGTAGCAGCCACACCATCTGCTGCATCTATGCTAGGCCGTTATAACGAAATGGCTAGAGATCGTATTGAAGGTAGACCAATGTCTATGGGCTTTCAAGCTGGTGGTGAAATACCTGATTGGGTAGATCCAGACTATGGCTATGATCCTGCTAATCCACGTAAGCCAAACATGCGTGAGATGATGAATGCAGGTCTTAGTACCAAAGACGCAAGCGAGATGCTTTATGGTGTTGTTGGTTCCAATAAGGACACTCGTAATTGGGATGCTATAATGGCATCTGATGATATTGCCACTACTGCTAGAGCAGCCACAAATCAGATGTACTCAGATCCCAGAGCCACTTCAAATAATTTAGAAAACTCAACCACAGATTCTGCCGTATCTCAAGCATCAGATGACGCACCAAATTTAGTAATAGGTGGTGGGTATAATGGTATTACTGTTGTTCCTCACAGTGTAGGTGGTAAGGATTACTTTGGAGTTGTTTCTGCAGATGGTCTTTTGCTAGGCGGTGGCTTTAGAACTGAAGAAGAGGCAACAAAACACGCTACAGAAAAATTTGGTTTGGGTACTACATCAACAATTAATTTACTAAAAAGAAACATCCCACCAAGAAGAGATACTACAGGTACAGATACTACAGGTACAGATACTACAGGTACAGATACTACAGGTACAGATACTACAGGTACAGGTACTACAGGTACAGGTACTACAGGTACAGGTACTACAGGTACAGGTACTACTAGTACATTCGCTACTGATACATCTACAACACCTACAACTACTGGCACTCCAACTCCATTTGGCACAGGAGATGACACTGGACAACAGCAGCAGACAGCAACTGATACACCCTCTGCTCTTACGTATACTTCGGGGCAAGGCCAGACACAACTAGACGATGCACAGCAAGCATACGCTGATGCACAGAAGACATTAACAGATGCACAAAAAGCGTTTAACAATCTTACAGATCCATCTAACTTATACACTAATTTAGAGGAGGTTAAACAAGGAGTTTTAAACAGCGACTTTAACGAAGGCACAGATGGTGTCCAACAATCAGGTAGAGAAACTGTTGATATGAATGCAGTTTTGCAGATTATGATGGATTACCCTGCAATAAAATCTGATACTGAACTAGAGTTTAAAAAGATAGGAGATTATTGGCACATCGTAGCCCCTTCGTTAGGCCCAGATTATAAAATAAGTTTGCAGCATCAAACAGAAAAATTTGCATTAAGTAAATTTAATATGTATAAAGCTATGCTTAAAGGTTCTGAATCTATAATCAGCACTGAAGAAAAAGATAAATTAACAGAAGAGTATACCACAGCAGAACAAAATCTAACTAATGCACAAGACTTAATAACTCAAACCTATGGAGACTTACAGGCTGCAGAAGAACGTATGAAGGTTACTGACATACCTAGTGTAGCTGAATCTCTAGCACAAACAATAAGCTCTCCCTCTACACTCGTAACCAAAGCAGATGTATCTTTAATTAAAGTAGAAAATGGTCAGCTTTTAAATAAAGGCACAGGTGAAGTAGCCAGTATAGATGATGTCATTGCATCACAAGCAGCTACAGCAGATGCAGTAGATGCACCATCAGTTAAAGCAGTTAGAGGTTATTTAGCTAGATTAACTCCAGAGGAAATGCGAGAAAAGTATCCACCATATCCTAATCCAGTGCCTGCTGTAATACCTTTACCTGAAGCCGTTAGAAATGATATAGCAGAATACTATACTAATCAACAAGCACAAGTATCACAGGATGCAACAGATGCTGCTGCAGCAGTCTACACTGCTTACATGTCTCAAGCAAAAGTAACAACTGCACTAGAAGACTTTGCAGCTAAAACAGGTACACTATCTGATGATGCCGTAGCTAAAGCAGCTACCATGCCACCAGAAGATTTAGCACAGTTAGACTTAGATCCTAAAACTTTAGACACTATAAGAGAAGTACAAAAGATAACTAGAGAAATGCAGGACGGTGAACTACCTGATCCTGCTACCTTTGATGAGATTGTGCAAGCTCCAGATCAACAGATTACAGAACCTGTAGAAGAGATAGATGCTGCTAAGTTTGCGACAGACACACCCATAGCCACACCTCAAGTTGACTACACACTACCACCTACACAGTCAGCTACTGCAGAGGCTACACGAGTAGAGAATGCTGCAGAGTTTTCTGAGATAGCAAATGCACCAGAGAAGCAGACAGAGTTTGTACCTGACATAACATCAGCACAAGCGACAGTTGTAGATGCGAATGAGATAGTAGATGTAAACAACATACTGAACACAGAAGAGATTGTTGTAACTGGACAAACACTCAGTGGACTAAACGAAGCAGCTACACTAAAAGCACAGACTGCTACATTCTCACAACAGCTAGAGGCACAGTATACTAAGGGTGAAGTTAGCCCACAGTCTACCGTATCTTTCCAACTAGAAAAACTTATGGACTCGTTCAACGATGGCACACCTGCATGGGCTGCAGGAGCATTACGTAAAGTAAACGAAGTTATGAATGCTAGAGGTTTAGGTGCTAGTTCTATGGCAGGGGCAGCTATGATACAAGCTGCTATGGAGAGTGCCATACCAATAGCACAGGCTGATGCGTCTATCTTTCAAGCTATGGACATGGAGAATGTTCGTAACAAACAAGCTGTAGCTTTAGCTAATGCTGCTGCTGCACAGAGGTTTGAGCTAGAAAACCTAACTAATAGACAATCCACTGCAGTACAGAACAGCATGAACAACGCTAACTTACAGCTAACCAACTTGAGTAATACACAAGAGGCTGTACTAGCACAAGCACAACTAAGGGCAGGTCTACGAAATCAGAACCTTAGTGTATCACAAAACGTTGCACTAGCGAATGCAGGTAGATTTGCAGAAGTAAACAACTTAAACTTAACTAACAGACAACAGGCATCTATACTAGAGTCTACACAGGCACTTGAAGTAGATCTTACAAACCTGTCAAACGCACAACAAACTGCGCTAGCTAACTTACAAGTCAAAGCTTCTATGATGGGGCAAGAGCTTACTAACGAGCAGCAGGTAGCTGTACTTACAAGCACACAAGCATTTGAAACAGAGATGCTAAACGCTACAAGTAAACAGCAAGCTTTCTTACAGGATGCTTCAGCTACTGCAGCTATGCAAGGTAGAGCCTTAGATAACAGACAGCAGACATCTCTGTTCAACGTGTCTAACCAGTTGCAAGAACGTGAACTAGAACTAAACAACGAACAACAAGTTAGACTGTTTAACATGAGTAATAAGTTAAACATCGAAGTAGAAAACTTGTCTAATCGTCAACAGACTGCACTAGCTAATGCACAGATAGAAGCATCCATGCGTGGGCAAGAACTTACTAACGAACAACAAGTAAATGTAATACGTGCAGAACGTTTAGCTGAAATAGCTAACCTGCAGTTTAATGCAGACCAGACTCGTGTGTTACGTAACTCAGAACTAGTGCAAACCTTTGACTTAACTAATGTGACTAACTCACAAGCTAAACTATTAGCAGATGCAGCAGCACTAACACAAGTTGATGTAACTAACCTGTCTAACGAGCAACAAGCAGCGCAACAAAAAGCCAATGCGTTCTTACAGTTAGACTTGTCCAACATCGACAAGCTACAACAGATGGAGTTGTTTAAAGCACAAGAGTCAATACAAAGTATTTTTAGTGATCAGGGTGCATCTAATGCAGCATCACAGTTCAATGCAGCTAGTCAAAATCAGATTAGACAGTTTATGATGAATCAAGATGCTCAGATAGATATGTTTAACAATGCACAGATGAATGCTATGAATCAGTTTAACACAGGTGAGCTTAACTCTATCTCTAAGTTTAATCAAGAGCTACAGAATCAACGAGACATGTTTAACGCACAGAACCAGTTAGTCGTAGCACAAGCTAACGCACAGTGGAGACAGAATATAGCAACGATAAATAACGCATCCATTAATGAAGCTAACATGCGTGAGGCTATGGCAGCTAACAATCTAACAGCACAAGGTATTGCTGAGTTGTGGCAACAAGAGCGTGACTTGATGAACTACGCATGGCAGACTGCAGACAATGAGCTTGACAGACAAAACAAGTTAGCTATTCAAAACATTAGTGCTGATGCTCAACCTTCTGGTTTAGCCAGTGCAGCAGGTACATTTTTAGGCACCATAGTTAATGGCTATCTAAAAAGTCAATAATACAGGATAATAAGACATGATAGATTTTGAAACCTTTGTAGCAACAATCATAAAAGAAAAGTTTGCAGAAATGGATGAGACTGCAGCAGATGCACGAGAGCAACAAAGCATTGCACAAAAGGGTCTTGGTAATAGAGTTATAAGTAACACACAAATAAAAACAGATGCTTTGCCACCAGCCGAAAAAACAGTATCTACTGCCACTCGTGTTTTAAATGACATGTCTGATCCACTATACTATCAACCTGATGAGTTTCCTACTCAAGAGGTACGTGTAGATAGAGCACCTAGATTTAGCAATATAAATAGATCTACTGTATTAGATATACTGAGTGCTAATCGTGACGGTCTAGAGAAGCAAGGTATAGTTAAAATGCCTATGGGTATGTTACGAAAGTCAGATCCAACGTTGGATATAGATGGACTACAAAGTAGAATACTAGATAGGTTAGATTTAAGAACGCCAGAGGGAAGTGTGCAAGATATACAATATGGTGCAGAGTTAGGAAAACTAGGAGAGGTTAAAGATGCTGATACAGATATTGATGTTGACAGGGATGCTCCTGCTGGGGGAGGACAAGACAACCAGCCTAATGTAGATGATGTATCTACAGGTGGTCTAATGACTAAGCCAAAAGCTAGACCAGATTTATTTTCTCCAGATGAAACAACTAAAATAAAAGCTGTTCAAAAAATAATAGGAACAAAAGCAGATGGAAACTTTGGAGCAGGTTCAAAAGCTAAACTAAAAGCTTGGCAGTACATACATAACTTACCTACCACAGGTGAGTTAGATGAAACAACTATGAATGCTTTAAAAGACCCTGACACGTATGACACAAGAGCAATAACTAGAAATAATTTTATACAGAGTAAAACATTTGATTTGTTAAAAGGTGTGGAGGGATTTAAAGAAGAAGCATATATAGGATTAATACAAGAGAATAAATATAAGTCTGGTTTAACAGTGGGAGCAGGTCTTGATTTTGGTCAGCACACTGAGGATGCTCTTATTAATATGGGTGTTCCTAAATCTATGATTGACAAAGTTAAAAAGGCTGGTTGGATAGGATTAAACCCTGACACAATTATTGACCCAGAAACAGGTCAAGCAGCAGCTAATAGAACTATTGGTGAAAAACTTCTTAAAGCAAAAAAAGAAAAGCAAGAAAATGAGGGAACTTTTCCTACTTTTACTTATGAAGAGTTGGCTGCTTCTGCTCCTTCAGTATATAAAATATATGAAAATGCAGCTAGGGAACAATATAACGAAGCTGTAAAAGCATCTCCACTAGATGAAGCATCTTTTATGTATGATTCTTTTGATGATTTAAGCGAAGATACTAAGGCAGTTTTAAGTTTAGAAAAATATCATAGAGGTGTGGACTACGATATATCCGCAATGATAGTTGGAGCAAGAAAAGATGATGCTAAATTAACAGCAAGTAAAATAAAATCTAAATCACGTAGAAAAAACATGGTAGATTTTCTTAACAAAATAGGTTTTTAATAATGATGGGATTACCTTTAGAACTAATAACCATGCTTTTCTCTACTGTACTAGGTGGGGTGATGTCTATATGGGGGCAGTCTGTAAAGGCTAAAGAAGCTAACAACAAGATGCTCATGGAACGTGCTAACTTCAGAAAAGAAGCTGTAGCTGATGCACGTAACGCTGGCAAGGATGACAAGCACTTTGCTTGGACTAGAAGATTGATAGCATTAGGTGCAGTATTTAGCATTATTGTCTTGCCAAAGCTAGTCGCAGTGTGGTATCCTGAAGTCAGCGTTTATGTAGGATATACAGAAGCAACTGGTGGTTTTATGAACTGGTTGTTTGGACCTGATGAAGCTATACAATGGAAGATGGCTAAAGGTTTTGTAATCACACCACTAGATACACATATTGTATCAGCCATAGTAGGATTATACTTTGGCGCTGGGTTTACTAAATAGGAAAAGAAAATGGAAGCAACAACTTTTGGAGCACCAATACCAGGAAACTCTCTGTTCACTACACCTAGTGATGTACCGTGGGAGCGTCCATCTGAGTTAGATACAGTAGATGATGCGTTAGCCTACTACTTTACTAACCTGCGTGATCCTGAAATCATAGATGACGTTATGACTGTGGTTGACATGGGCATACCGTTAGAGCCTATCGTCAAGACTATGTATATGTCATCAGTTATGATGGGCATACACAACTTAGATGTAGGTCTTATTGTTGCACCTGTGTTGACTGAGTTCTTAGCAGCCGTAGCAAAAACATACGAGATAGATTTTAGATACGCTAATATAGATCCTCAAGAAGCTAGAAACGAAAAAGAACAACAGAAAGTAGAAATGATGTTGAGGACAGCCATAGACAGAGGCATAGAGACAGGTGGAGAGGATGACAAGGGAGTTGCTTTACTAAAAGAGATGGCAGCTACTCTTGAAGACGAGGGTGAAGTAGAGGTAGAAACAAAAGAAAATGTACAAGATGAGCCACCTGAACCAGTAGAGTTACAGCTTGTCGAAGAGCAACCTGTTCAAGAGCAGGGTCTAATGGCTAGGAGAGGTATGTAAGATGGGATTTGATTGGAATAGTTTTACAGCTAACTTTCTTAACACAGTTAGCACAGGAATAAATGACCGTCTTGAAAAGCAAGATGATGAAAGAAAGTTATTAGATGCAGAGTATGAAGATGCTAGGGCTGTGTTTAAGAATAGAAAAAAATTAGTTAGTGGCAACATGATGCTTGTTGGTAAGGCTAGAAACTTAGGCGCTAACGACATGCAAATAAAAGCTGCTATATCTTCAGGAGAGGCTGGACTTGCTACCTTAGTAAAGGCTATGGAAAAGCACACTATGAAAACAGGCAGAGGTGGGATGACCTTTTCAGAGGTAGATACATTAGTAGAGGGTGCGGAACTTTTTGAAGAAGGAGATGTGGCAGAGTTTTTAAGAAGATCTTACGGTTTAGAAAGTGATGAGGATGCTCCTGCTTTAGTTGATACTAGGGGTACACTAGGAAAGTTGTTTGCTTCGGGTGATGCAAAAACAGCAGCTAAAATAAATTTTGGTGCAGACAGAGTTAACATGATAGAACTTGCTAGACAGGATGCTTATGATAGCTTGGCTCCTGACAGAGGCTCTGTATATTTAACTACAGATCAGGCCAGAGTGTTTGACGTACAGCAGGGTATGCGAGACTTTTACAGAGAGTTTGATAGCTTGATGAGTAATATAGAAAAAACTACAGCTTACAAACAGGCTGCACTTAAACCTGATATTGAACTGTCTGATGGTAGTAAGATCTCAGCGCAACAAGCTGTGATATCTAGTGCTCAAGGATTTCTTCTAGAAAGGTATGTGAAACTAGGTGGTCAAAGTTTTATTGATAATATTAATCCTGGTCTTGTGGATATAGATCCATCATTGCTTGAGTTAGTAGCTAACGAACAAGGTATAGCAGGAAACAACGCTACATCTAAGGCACTAATAAAAGCTACAGCAGCAGATATGGGTACAGAAATAGAAGAAGTTAAAGGTAATATAACTCTAAAATACAACGTGGATGCAGATGGTAAGATGCTAGGTAGTATTACTTTTATAACGCCTAATGCAGAGGGTGGTTTAATAGAAAAAGAAATAGATCCATCTAATACAGTTCAAATAAAAGAGCTAACTCAAATGGGTTTTAACTTTGACACAATGTATGAAGATGATGGAACTATAGAAGCTGCTATAAAAGCCATACCACAGGCTAGCTTTTTATTCCCTGGTCAAGAAATAACTGAGGAGGTGCTACCACCAGCAGCCCTTGGTGGTCAAATGACCCCACTAGCAGATGAGCGTAGAGATGACGATCCTGAAATAGAGATACCAGAAGTAGATCCTAAAGGTACACCTAGTTTAATTGATGACATAGGCGCGTTCTTTAGTGAAGGAGGTATTTCTGGGAGAGCAGAAAAAAGAAGAAGAGAAGAAGCTGGTGAAACTGTAGAAGAAAAAGAAGCTCCAGTTGAAGAAGCACCTACTGATATCACGGTATATGGAACAACAAGCTTTGGTCAACAGAACTTTACTGTAACGCCAGATGGCAAAGTCTACATTAATGATCGTAGGTCAAATAAGCCTAAAGCAGAAGTAAAAGATCCAGCCGTGATAAAAGGCGTATTAGAAAAGAATAAAGAGTTTGTAACTAATGCAATAAATACTTTTGTTAAAGATGCAAACGATAAAGGTATACTAAATGATAAAGCTAAACTAATGGCTTATTGGAAAAGGTTTGCAGGTAAAAACAGATTATCTGCACATGTAATTAAACAAGTTGAAGAAGAACTAACAGAGCAGTTGGGTTTATAATGGCAGAAGTTTATACAGGTAGTTTATTTGATTTAGTAGAAGGTAGTCAAGGTACAGCTTTAACTGTTCCTCCTAAAAAAGTATACTCAGGTAGTATATCTGATCTTGTGCAAAGCGCAACAGCAGGTACGTATAAAGAAGAAGACGATGAAGATGTTATCTTTGACAGTAAAGTTCCAGATAAAAAACTAAAGCTAGATGACTTCTACAAAAGAGAAAACTTAAATACTATACGTGAGTATATGTCTAGAAACAAGGGCGATGATTATCGCACTATGGAAGATGATACTAAGCTAGTAAACGACTTTGTAGATCATATGCGTTGGTTCAATGCAAACACCTTGTCAACAGCAGGTGAGGTACAGTTTATACGTAAAGGTAGTGAGGCAGACAAAGCTGCTGCTGCAGATGCGTACAGATTATATGACAGTTTAGGTAACTTGTTTAACAGAGGCGAAACTCTTTCTGGTAAAATAGATGGTATAAAAGATTATATCTTTGCTGCAGCAGTAGACCCATCTAACTACTTAGGGCTTCTCACTGGTGGGGTAGGTAAAGCAACTACACTAGGCGCAACAACTGCCAGTAAAAAATTAATTAAAGAAGCAGCTAACAGAGCCTACAAAGAAGGTATCCGAAAGGGTGCTAACTCAAAGACTATAAACAAAGCAGTAAAAGCAGCACAAGATGATATGATTGCTAAGATAGGAAAGGGTGCAGCTAGAAGTAAAGCAGGTAAACTAGCCTTGAATCAAGCTGCTATCAATACTAGGACTGAAGCATTTCGTAAGCTTGGGTTTAAATCTTTAAAAGAGTTTGAGACTAGTAGATTAAAGAAGGGTAGAGCAGCAGAGTTGGCTGCAACGTTTGGTGCAGATGCTACGGTTGCTGCATTTCAAGACATAGCAATACAAGATATATACCTAGATGTAAACGTGGATGACTCTATAGATTCAATAAACAAAAAGCAAGTATTACTTAGTACAATACTAGGTGGAGCTATGGCTCCTGCATTCTCTTTAGCTGGCACTGGTATAGCTACCTCATCTCGTAAGATAGGTAAGAAGACTAGCCTAGCTGATGCTCAAAAAGAAATGTCTATGCAAAAGTTTGCTAAAAAAGGTGTGGTAGATGC